ATGAAAAATATAGGATATGTCGTAGCTTTAGCGTTTGCTTATTACATCTTAACTGATATGGTTAACTGGAAAAATCCAAGTGCTTTTGATTACTCAATGATTATTATTTATTCAATATGTTTAATATTAGTGATTGTAAATATTGTTCTTTATTTCATGAAAAAAAGGTGATTAAATAATGTCTGAAAATAAAACATCGGAAGCGCAAAAGCGTGCTACCCAAGCGTACCGAGAAAAGAATCGAGAAAAAACACGTAAACAATCCGCAAAGAGCGCTGCTAAGACATATATCAATAAGTATTGTAGTTTAGAGGATTTAAACGAAGTAAAAACGTGGATTGAAGCACGTGAAAAGGAATTGTAAGATGAATAAAAAAAGACCAGGTGTTCAGAAATTAATCGAACCCTGGTCTTATTTATATTAAGTTGTTATTTCTTAACGGTATAGGCTTTTACATACTCACGATTTGCAGTTACATAGCCACCGCAAGTAATAAATCTTGGTGTACCATTCTTTGAATGAGCAACGTCGATAATATCTAGTTTAGTGCCTTTCTTATGGCGTTTCAGTTCTTTCTTAAACTCTTTATCTTCATATACACCGATGTCTGTTAGAGAAACTAACCTGTCATATTTCTTGTTGTAATAACCTTGGTTAACAGGCTTTGAAACGCCTTCAACTTTGTTTTGTGTATAACCTAAATGCCCCGCTATAACTTTTGCGATAGCTTGGCATAAGGCTTCAAAGTTTTTACGGTATGCTGCTGCATCCTTTTCAGAAGTTACAAAGCATACTTCTAAAAGAATTGCTGGCTTGCTTGTATTTCGTAAAAAATACAGCTCTTTGCGCTCTTTTGGTCCACGATCAACAATACCAAGAGCCGATGCCATAGCTGCACTCATTCTAGCTGATAGGGTTAAAGCATCATAATATAAGCATTCTGTGCCTGTTGCTGTTGGTGTCGCGCTGTTAAAGTGAATGCTAACGTCTAAATCACGTGTTTTCCCATTGTGGAAAGAAACGATATTAGATAAGTTTTGATTTTGCGTTGTAGCTGTTGTTTCATGGTACTTAAAACCAACTCCGTTATATTCCTTCGTTAAAATATCGTATACACGATTAACAACCTTTTTGGCTTCTTCATGCTCGTTCAAAATACCAATTGCTCCCGCTACCTTATCACCATGACCGCTGCTGATTACAAATTGTTTTACCATAAATTATTTATCCCCTTTCATAACTGCAAGTGCTTTTTGAATTGGTTCAGGTACGTTGATTCCTAATTTGATGCTGTTTTCTCCTAGGCTTGTAATTTCATTCAGAATGAATAGAATAACTACTCCATCTGGAATAACTTCGGATAGGTTAAATCCCTCTTGTGCTAAAACCATATATAAAAGGTTAGCTACTACAATCCAAACCCACATGACACCCTTTTTTATAATTCCTTGATAACCACGTTTACTAGATAATTGCCCCCAATTGGCAGCCATTCCAGTAATATAGTCGAATACGTTTAGTAACAATAAAGTTGTAAGTAACACGCTCCACCCTCCCAAAAAATAGGAAGTAACACCACCAACAATTGAAAGAACTGTTTTTAGAATCTGTTCCATTTTTTCTCCTCATTTCCCCAAAATAAAAAGAGCCGTATAAGGGCCCTTTTGTTTTTTATATAATAAAAACGCATCTTGTTAGATGCGCTAAATAAAGTTCTAGAATTCATGAAAATACCACTTCTCTTGAATTGTTCCTGAATGAATATCTTGAATGATTACATCGAATTCAACTCCATCATCTAGGCATTTCAGTCTTTCTGCTCCTAAATTTTCTAATTCCCCGTAAAGAGTAGATCCTATTTCCGGAACATAAGAATCAATGACTTCAACTATAGAGTAATCATCATTTTCAGTCATTACAGCAATGAAGCCCTTTTTTTTATTTGCATATTCCACTATACCTTTCATATAATCACCCCTTCTTATCTACTATTTTCAACAAGAAAGAATAATTTCCTTCATTAACTCTTTACCAATTTTTAGAAATAAAAATAACGCTAGTCGATTGACTGCGTTTATGACGTATCATATTCCTGATGAACAGCAAGAGTGTTGTTTACATCTGCAACTGAATCTTTCGTTGCAAATCCGCTTGTATCAATTACTGGAACATGATTGTCTGTGTATTGCTTTGCTTGCTCTAAAATTTCAGCATCTTTAGCTTCAACTTGTTCGGTAGTAGAATATCCACTTAAATCAACTGAAGGAATTTTTGAGATTTCTGCATTAGTATAATCTTTGGCGCTTTGTAATGTTGCTTTATCCTTATTCTCTATATCAACTGTTTTGTCATATTCGGATAAATCAACAGGTGGAATGCTCGCTATTTTTTCCTCTGTATATTTCTTTGCATCTTCCAATGTCAATCTAGCTTTTTCATCTATAGCAAGCTCACTCGCTTCTAATCGCTCCGGCAAACTTCCATATTGGCCACGTGCCTGTATAACTTCCGCATCTACATTACCGGATTCTTTAATAATTTTATCGAACTCTGAGCGGACATTATCGGCAGTTGTTTTAGCGTCATTGGCAGTGTTTTTAGCTTCAAGTGAATCGTTTACGGCAACATTAGAATTTGCATTTGCTTCATTCGCTGTAACCCTTATATCTTCCACAATTGCTTTTGTTTCAGTTGAAATTGTCTCTACATTTTCAGCAATTACTTTTGCTTCATTTGCAGTCTTAGTTGCATTTGATGATTCAGTTTTAGCTTCATTGGCTATATTCAATGCAGCATGTACTGTTGAGGTGTTTTCATGAGCTACCCTTGTTGCTTCAGTTGATTCTTGCTTTGCTTCATTAGCTGCTGTAACTGCAGCGACAATATCAGATGAAGTCTTTTCGGCTAGCTCTCTAACAGCAGCCATATCATTCAACAGCTGCTGTACAGAAATAACAGTCACTGTCTCTCCAACTTCACCCAATGACTTCTCTATGGTCAAAATAAAAACGCCTGCATTGGGCGCTATACTCACGGTATCATCTTGGTGAACTAAATTAACTTCAATTACATACTTCCCAGCGGGCAAACTATGAGACATGGTGAAGGAGAATGAATTATTTTCATAATCAATCGTAGGAGATTCTGTGTTTACTAAGTTTCCTTGATAGCCTATACCAACGTTTATAGTTTTGAACTGTTGCAAATCAACAAATTGATTATTTTCATCAGTGATTGCCATTTTAATTAAAGTAGCATTATCGGTACTTTTAAGCGTATCAACATCATTTCTTAACAGGAGTTTCATCTTTCTTCTCACCTCCTTTCTTTAGTGCATTAAGATGCTTTTGAGCTTGCACTAAAAGAGCATTTAGTTCAGCCTTTTCTATTTCTAGGGTGGAAACCTTTTGACCTAAAGTTTGAATCATACTCTGATATATTTCTTCTTTATCCATTGTTAATCACTCCTTCCAACCTTTCGATTTTTGCAATGGCCGTTTGTAGCGCATCAAATAAAATATTGACTGTTTGATTGACCGATACGCCATTCCCTTCGATATCAGCCATCCATGGGCTTACTTCATCTAAAATAAATCCTACATGCGGAAATTCTTCGTCTAATTCATCAATATATTGGAATTGACGAACAGGTACGCTTTTCACAATTCCATAGCCATCGCCATCCCACGACTTTATATTTTTCTTTAATTCTCGTTTTGACGTTTGAGTTAAATTGTTACATACAATATTCCCTGTAGAGTTACCCATCTTTATATTTCCAGAGGCAGAGTTCAGATTAGAAGTCCCTATATTCCAAGCGCCGATAGTGTATCCACTAGATAAATCCGAACCTGAAAGAAAACCTCGAGTATTCACATAGTCTTTTGTTGCAGCCTGATGTTCACTAACCTTTTTGTCTAAAGCTTCAAGATCTGTTTGTTTAGCTGAGCCATCTGCCTTACTTAAAGAAGTTTGAACATCACTAGCAAAGTCACTTTTAGGAATGCCATTTGCAGGCTTTGAATACTTGGCTTTAAGTTCTTCTTTGGTTGCGAAGTTTGACGTATCTACATTTATTATTATATTTCCTTTTTCATCTGGTAACTGGCCATTAATTGATTTTATTTCTCCGGCTTTTAATTGTAGTTCTTCTATTGCTTTAAAAGCTTTGTTTTGTAGCCAATTGAAGTAATCGGCAGGAGGCTTTACACCTGCTTTCCAACCACCTTCTTTTAAGCTTTGAGGTGGCTCAACACCAAGCGCATTCCATTCTGGTAACTGTTTCGTAAACGCCACTAAAATCCCTCCTAAATAGGTAAATCTTGATCTGTTGATGGGTTGAATGCAGCGCCAAGATATCCGCCTGTTGTTCCATCAATATCTGCAAAACCTTTTGAGTTATCAATTGCTAATGATGTATCACCAAACTCAAATGTTCCATTTAGTTCAATACTTTGAACCTTTACCCCACCAGCAACCGTCTTTTGAATAATTCGCACAAAGTTTGCCGGATCTATACCAGCTCTATTAATGGCTTCTAATGGCATTTCCATTAGCTTAATTGAAGCTGGTTCTGGATTAAGTTCATCAGTCCAGCCTTCGACGATTTTTATACTCCTCTTATCCGTAGACAGTGCAATTGCTATGACGTTTATAATTGTATTTATCGTGCCGTCAGATAGGTTTCTAGCAATCTTAGATTTCAGCAAAACCCTATACACTTCATCAGTTGCTAACCCTCGGCTTTGATTAATATTTTCACCGATTAAATCAAGAGCTTTCCCTTGTGCCTTGTCAATATCTCTCCATTCTACGATCAGGTTGTTTGTTTCCTTGATCCGTTCTAATTCACCGGAAAATAAAGAAACAAGCTTGTATAAATTGGAACCTTCATTTTTCTTAAAGTAGTCGGTGAATAGTGAAATAATTTCTTTAGTGCTATACATCAGATCACCTCAATGTTAGCTGCTGTTATTTGAGCGACTTGCTGCAGTTTAATTTCTATGTTGCTCGCCTCGTATAGTGAACCATCCGTTGATAGCAGAACATCTACGTCATCAATACCATTCACCCCATAAATCCTTGCTATTAGCTTAGATAAGATGACATCCTCTCCCATATTCAAACCTATATAGGTATTGCTTTCAGCATCCGAACCTCCGATGTATTGAACAATTGCTTTGATTACTTGGTTTTGACCGTCTGCTTCAAAGCTATTATTTTTTTTAAGAGAAACCTTTGCATATATTTGTACCGTTTGAGCTCTTGTAAAACCAACTGCTTTCGGTTGTTCGGCATCATCTAATACAGTGATATAAGTTTGACCATAAGGCTGAATACCACCTGACTTCTTTTTAAAGACAGCTTTAGCCACATCTTCATCACTGCCGCCAAGCACAAACGCTTGAATTGCCCTTGAAGGAGTTCCATAGACATTTATTTCATCACTATAGTTTTCATCAACGTAGGCGGCGCGTACTCCTGATACTTTAAGAAGTTCCGTTCTTATCGATGCAGTCGTCGCACTACCCAACCCCTCAACGGTAGTATCAGCACGTTCACGGACTTCTTGATCTGTTTCTTGCTCTTTACCGTTTGTAAATGCTATTGGGTTGGTAACACTTTCTAGTCCATCAATCGGGTTTATGATTTGATTTATTTCACCAATTTCAGCATTACCGATTGCGCCACTTACTTGGCACATAACGTCTACTGTTGCTGTACCGTCTGATTCTATTGTTGATTCTTCTAATGTGTAGTAAAGCGTTTCATCTTCCTTACCAACCGTAAAACCCATCTCTATAGTTGTACCTGGCGTTCCACTTAAAACTACTGGTCCATCGGCATATGTAGCTGGGTTTCTCGTTATCCCTGCATAGGGCAATAAGGCATCGAGCTGTCTTCCCTCTGCTGTCTTTCGATAGCCAGAATAATAAACATTTTCATTGTCTTGCCATACAAGTGCTAATACAAAAGCCATTATTCTTAATAAAATGCCTAACGCTGATCGTGCACCTGTATTGGCATCTTGCCCGAATAACTCTTTTGCTTTTACATCTAAGCGCTCAAGAATATCTTCATATGATTCTCGTTTATAGCCCTTACTCGTCAGTGCCACCTAGACTCACATCCAATTCTAGTTCTTCATTTGTTTCTTTTATTTGTACTTTAAATTGCACATAAGCAACCCGCTCTTTGCGGTCTTGATTGACTAATACTTCACCAACGAGTTCAACACGCTCTTCATTGGCAATCACCCTACCTACTTCTGCAATGATTTCTTCATCATCTGGTTTATCCTGCAACACTGACATATCAAAGCCATAATCTTCATCAAGAAATAACTCTTCCAGTTGTGAACCCAATTCAATTGCAATGGATTGAGAAACTTCCTCTGAACCGGTGACAAACCCTTTTTCAAAAGAGATATCACCATTTACGATTGCTATATCTCTCACCGTAGCACCCCCACGATTACCGCATCCTGTATGTCCAAAATACGTGATTTACCTGCATAGTATGGTTTACCTTCAAATGCATCATCTAAAGAACGTTGAGCACATACACAAAGGACAATCTTTCCTGCTTTTAATACAGGCTCATATGATTGAACAGGACCACCTTCCACACTAAATTCATATTTTAAGGCTGGTACTCCCTCGATTAATGGAACCGTCTCGGGTTCTTCTCCAACTTCTTTCACTTTAAATAAAGGCTGTATTTTCGCTTCTAAAGACGATTCATCGAAAGCTAATACCTTTGCAGGAAAAGCTGTATTAATGCTGAATAAAATCTGGTTTCGAAAGTTTTTAAAGAAGTTCGTATCTGCTGCCATTACTTCACCTACTTACTAGAAATACAATCAAATTGCGTTTGAAAATCACTTTTATTTGCCACATGCTTACCACTAATCACTCGGAATTTACCGACTACAGTCTGGCATTTTAGTGTGAGTATTGATGCAGTAGAAACTTTATGTTGGAGCAAGGCATCTACTCTAAATCCTTTTACTGTTTTTCCGTGATAACTTTTCTCGAATATGTCAGGCGAACCAATAAGGCCAGTAGACGATGTTAGCGTGAATTTTGTGTTATCACCTTTTCGGATATCGCGGATATATAAGTAACCTTTTGAAAAATAAAAAGAAGCACCGCAATCGTCAGCTAGTCTCTCGATTGCGTCGAGAACGTTGCCAGTGACGTTGTAGCCCTTCTTTTGAACTTTATCTTTTGGTAGGTCTAACACTTTTAATTTAAGCCCAATTGCATGTGCAAGATCACGAATTATTGTTGATGTATTTGTTTTCTGCTTGTATGTTTTCTTTATTGTTTTTTTACTTGTTACCCCATGAGTATCTAGTACCTTGATGATAGTTGCCCTATCCGGTCCAACTTTTTCACTTCTCACTCTAGTGATTTCACCATCCAATATAACACCCACATCGCCTTCATATCCTGCGTTCAACACTAAACGATTACCTCGCTTAAACTTAGCGCGTGAGTCGTGTGAGAGGTTATATATTCGAATCGTACTTCGATTCGGCTCATGGTCATCATCAAAAGGTACTTCGAACTCAATATGCAACTTGTCATTTGTCCAGGTGGTATTGTGTGTTCTAACTTTAATGACTCTTTTAAAGTACTCACTCATCTTCTTCACCTTGGTTATCTAGAATAAGAAAAACTGTTGTGTTTAAGTTATCCCAAGAAACGCGTTCTTCCTTCCCACTTGGATCAAGAGGAATAATGGTAGGTGCAGGGAAATCGCTCGTTGTTATGTCTTCCCATAACGGGACTCCATAGACTAACTTTTCCCCTGCGCATATTAGTTCTTCGTCTTTATATAAATCAATCGTAAAGAAATCGTGATTTTCATTGTAACGAACATCAAAGGTGAATATTTCTTCTTCAAGCTCTATTTCGAATTCATAAGGGATAAGATCCTTCTCAATTTCAATATATTCTTTGTCCACTATCTCACCTTCAATTTAACGCCTATCGGTATTCTCTTAGGAGGATATTTATTCCACTTTTGTAGCTTTTGCCAAGTTGTTCCGTATTTTCTTGCTAACACCCAATAAGTATCTCCGCTTCTGGTAATATGATACTTTTTACTCTTACTATTATTCGTTTGCTTACGTCCACCGTTTGATTTGCCTTTAGCAGTTTTCTTTTTGGGTTTTTTGTATTTCTTAGCAATCCGAACCTCTTGCAAAGACAAAGAAAAGCTATGACCATTAGCGATTGAAGCTTCGCTGTCATAGCTAAATTTTCTGATTAAAAAGTTTGTACCTGTACGTCTACCTACATAAGTTAGCCGTGTACCTGTATTCTTGTACTTCTTAAGGCCGTTTATTTTTTCCGCAATGGTATGCTTGTTATCCGAGTAAATAATTCCGGTAAGAGTTACTTCATTCGGTCTATCTTCAATGTGATCAGAAATATCAATTCCATGTTCTACGGCATAAGTAGGGATATTAGCTTCGTCCAACCAAGATTCTTTTTCGATAAACAAGTACATTTTACCGAGCTTACACTTTTTAGCTTTAGCCATATTACCCCTCCAATACAACCGTGAATATGTCTTGTAAATCTTCGAAGTACTCTTCTAATTGATCTTTTATATTCTTTGCAGTGCTTTCTCCGTCTTTTCCACCTTGAACGTTTATATTTATAGGTGCTTGAACAACCACCGTCTTGCTTGATGTAGTGCTAGTTGTGGTAGTGTTTGATGATGTCGCTACTAAAGGTTCATAATTACCAACTGCGTTCATATCAAGCGTTGGATATGCCCCATCACCTTGAAGCATGCCTACAGAACGAAGTGTGTCTGATTGCTGAGCAGTAAGTACAGCTTCGTCTTTGTGTAGTTCACTAATATAACCATCATAAGGAACGCGTCCGAGACCGTTAGCGTGAGAACCATCTGCATTCTTTTTTCCGCCTCCAAGGAAGGATTTGATACCGCCTACAAAGCTACCCCAGGACAAATGAGGAATAAATTTCGACCAACTTATCGGATTCAAATACTTCGACCAGGTTAACGCTTTAATAAACGTCCCCCATCCAAGCTTCTTAATAAACTTAGTCCAAACGATATCTTTAATGAATTTGTCCCACACAATGTCTTTGATGAACTTATTCCACACGATATCCTTGATAAACCTGTTCCATACGATGTCTTTGATGAAGGTATTCCAAACTAGCCCTTTAATAAAATCGTGCCAGATAATTCCTTTAATAAAGGAATTCCAAACTATATCAGTTATAAAACCTGACCAAACAAGACTTGTTATGAAGGTGCCCCAAGTTAAATTCGTTATAAAGCTGGACCAATCAATACTTGAAATAGCTCCTGAGATATCAATTTCGCCAAGTAAATTGCCTGCCATATCACCGAGAGATGTATATACTCCCTTTAAATCAAATGTCATTAGACTTTTGACTAAGTCAGTAAAACCGCTATCTTCCAACTTAAGTACAAAATCACTGAGGTCCGATAAGAAACCTAATTTACTCTCACCATCTTCAGATAAAGAGCCGATTAATTTCCCGATAGATTTTGAAACGTCGCCAACAATATTAGCAATTTCTGGCCCGTTTTCTTTGATGTAATTCAAGAACTTTTGGAAACTTTCATTCTCACCTAAACCACTAGCCCACTTAGAAAAATCTTTCATTTTATCGGCTAGCCAATCAAGACCATCAGCTGCAGTTGTATCAAAGGCAGCGAAAAATTTCACTACCCCTTTTGATCCATCTCCAAGGATTGAACCAATCTTAGGTAGATTATCTTTTGTGTAGTCAATAAACTTCTTCATGCCATCTGAGCCCTTTAAACCCGCTGTCCAATCTGCGAATTTACCCATCATGTTTTCAAAACCATCTGCCATCCATGAAGTCAAAGGGCCAAGGGCTACTATTGAGTTTGCTACACCTTTTAGAGCATACCCTAACCCGTCACCAAGGCTTTCAGTTAAAGGTCCTAACGAACTGTCTACGTACTTAAAAAAGCTCTTAACTTCATCTGTTTTTAAAGATTTATCGAAACTACCTAACAATTTAGCAACTGAATCTCCGGCATGTTCTAGTATTGGAGTAGACATATCCAAAAGCTTATTTAAGGACCTAACCCCACTAGACGCTACATCGAATACTTCATCACTAAGCGATTCTTTTAAGTCTCCCCAAGAGTCAACTAGCTTATCAGTCTCCTGTTTTAACTGCTTTTGTTCACTTGTTAGTTTTGCATCCTCTTCATACAAATCACTGATAGATGATATCGCAAGGCTACTAAACGCAAGAAGTCCTCCACCTGCTATTACAGCTGCACTTGCTATGCCTAACAAACCGCCTGTCAATACACCTATCGCTACGCCTAGCGTTCCAACAGCACCGATTAAGGTAGCGACAATAGGGTGTAAAACAGGGAGGGCTACGATAATACCGGCGGCTTTAGCCAATCCAACAAGATTGAAATTGGAGAGTAAATCCATGCCCATGCTCGGCAGTGATATAGAATTGGTAGCCTTAAATGCATTGAGTTGAGCTCTTAGCAAACCTAATTCTTTTAAGGCTCCATTAACATCAACGTTAATATCGATATCCTTACCATCCATCATCTTGATTTGGGTATAGAGCTTTGTTAGTTCACTTGCAGCGTTTCTGATGTCGATGTCCACATTGATATCCTCACGGTCTAGTGCTTCAATTTGCATCTGTAATCGTTTAATATCAGCCAGTGGATCCTCTATATCAACATCTACATTGATATCCGATAAGGTTTCAACTTGTCGGTTTAATTGTCGAACATCTTGAGAAGCGTTGTCTACTTGACGCCCCATCCGTCTAAACTCACGTGTAAGGTCAATGATATTATCATCGTCAATACCTTTCAACAACCGTAATGTCTCATCGATTTCCTCATTAAGATAGGTGAGTTCTCCATAATCTACATCAAGCTCAATATCAACGTCTATGTCCCGCAATGCCATTTATATCACCTCACTTTTTCTTGTTAGCTGCTTTGTTTTTTAACTCAATTTTATAATTGAGAGCCGCGTTAGCTTCCATAATTTCATCGAGAGACATTGTCATTGCGGTTTTATAATCTACAACATTCTCAACTATTATTCGCCAAAAAAGCCAGCGTCTTTTCGCCAGCTTTTTATAGAAGGTATTTGATTTAGGCTTATTGAAATATGAACTTTGTTGATTCCTTTACCACTTCTTTTAACATTTCTGATCCAAAATCCTGATCTTCAAACCAATCATAACTTACTTGTTCATTGTCCTCTGTACGGATAACGTGTTCGAATAGCTCACTATGCATTGCAGTGATACTTGTATTGCCATTTGCATCCTTCGTCCGATCTAGAATCTCGAATGATCCTTGTAAACCAACATGTTGAAGATTGAATTTAGTCTCTTTGCCTTTTTTATCTTTAAAAGTGATTACTTTCTTTTCTCCGTATTTAGCCATTTTAACAGCCTCCTGTTTTTTCATTTTTTGTTTGAGTAGTAAATGTCTTTTCACTGTTTTATGCATAAGAAAAGGGGCATATAGCCCCTCACCGCCTATTCTACTGTGTAGTCGGTCACTCGAATTTCGAATTGTCGTTCATCTACCTCAGCACCGAAAGATTTATCTGCAGGCTTTGTGACGAAAGCTTTTGTTCCGCCAACAACCTCTTTAATTTCATTGTTCGACGTTACCCAAATAGGGAAAATTTTTCGACTTTTCGCTAGCTTATCAAGATAATTCACCGATGGGGAAGTCTGCATTAAAGTGACTTTGATTGTTCCCATCGTTTTGTTATTGATTGTGATACCTACATTCCCTTTAGCGTCGTTCTTGGCGGACATTGTATCGTCATCTTGCGAACATTCAACCATTGTATCTTCGCCAAAACCAGTTAGCATAATCCCGCCAACGTCAACATCTACTTTTCGAGCGTCATACGTTTTAATATCCATTTAAGGCCCTCTTTTCTTTTCAAAATAAAAAGACATTCCAATGAATGCCTTTGTCTAGATCATAATTTCGCCTGCAATATTTGCTTCGTGAATTGCTCCGGCTAATTCAAATGTAAATGATAAGCCGTTATATACACGTGATTCACGATCACTGGATGGCGTATCAACGCGTGATATCGTTGCGACACTATACAAAGGGCTACCCTCTGAATCCTCGGCAATCATCCCCATATCAAAGGCTGCCTTTAGAATTGATTTAACTGCATTTGCCAATAGTGTGATACCATCGTCTGTGTATGAAATCTTACCGTTTTTCACAAAGACTTGCTGTACTGCTTCTTCAATATTGATTTTAATCCAGTCTTTCGAATGAATAACATCGATATATTCCCCGCTCAATACTTTCCCCTCTGATGTTTGAGGGATGCCAGATTTCGTTACATAGGCAAAGCCATTTAATGCGTGAATATCTTTCAATTCATCTTCTGTCACTTGCTGTGGCGTTAATCCGTTGATTGATTTAAACTTCCACGTAATTGAGCCAACACCTCTGGAACCAACCGATCCAATTAATCCTTCTGCAGCATACTCATTGACTGTTGTATGCAACATAGCAAAGGTGCGATCATAGTTATAACCTTTCAATGTTGTTAGTGCTTCAAGAGCTGTTACAGTTGTTCCGTGTAACTTGACTCCTTTACCTTCCACCACATCAGCAATAGCCTTCACTTCTGTTTCTACCTGAGTATCAGAAACAACAAAGTACCAATCCTCATCATAGAATTTTCTAAGTGCATCGGCTGCAGTCATAGCGGGTTCAGCTGCAGAATCATAAGTGGCAATAGCAATCTTGGATGGCGCTGTGTTTCCTTGGTTGATTAGTGCTTTAGCTAACTTATGAACCACCGTATCAGCACCGAAGTCTTTCGCAACATCTAATGGATCAGCATAATTTTTATAGGTTGACTCACCAGTGAACTTCGCTAATATTAACGGTTTACCTAAGCCTGTTAACTTAGATGACTTTTGAATATTAATCGTGACGGTAACATCTTTTAAAGGCATGTTCTTCCTCCTAATTATTGATATTTATTGTATCGATTGAATCGTGTTCTCTTATCGAATGAGCTCTCGTCCGTATTCGAACATCAAAGCCTGTTCTACGCTCATATTCGATTGAGATAAACGTATCTCTATTTGTTATTTCTGTTGTCTTTACGACGGCAATATTAGCTTCCTGCAACGTTTGAATGCCGTCTACTTCGAAAAATTGAAACGCTGCATAAGCATTGTTGATTGATTCGTCCATTTCCTCACTGAAAGAAGAAACTGATAAGACCATTTCGATATCTTGCTCGATATGCTGTCCATTCTCTTTCATGTACTGTGTCGCTCTTCCCACCTGTTTCCCAAGTGTAGTGAACTTAATAGCAATGAACGGATAAGACGGTTGTTCATTCGATTGTTCAGCAATAATAGTTTGAATACCTGTAGTTTCCTTTAGGTTTCTAACGATGGTCGAACGAATAGGCTCAATATCAAGCAAAACTATCCACCGCCTTTAGCACATAATAAAAGAAGCCACCAAAGCGTTCATATGATTTTTCATCTTGTACAGTGTACAAATGATTATCGTATGTTATCTTCGTGCCTTCCTTAAGCCGAGTTTTGATATAAAGCTTTGCATCCGATGTAGTGTATTTACCACCGCTGGCATATACGGATTTTGCTGTCATTGGCATCACCGCGCCTGTATAGGGAATATCTTTCGTTTCGCCTTTATGGTACTTACCACCATCATCATAATAGCCCTCTGTTGTAATCTTAGCCGTGAAAGTAGAACTATACTTTGCTATCAATCGGTCAAAGTTGAACATCATTTCACTTCAACCTCCATAGCCCCAATCATATTACCTGTAGCAACAAGAGGATTTGACGAGCCTTTATTTTCAACAGTCCAAGGATGATTGGCTGGATTCTGTAAATCAATAGCATGTTCACGGATTTCTGCTCTCATTTCTTCCCCAATCATTTCATACAACAACTCAACCTGTATGTTGCCCGTAATGGCATCTCTAATGAGTTCTTCTGTCTTTTGCACAACTGCAAACCTAGACTGATCCGCTCCGGTTCGTACAAAGCTTCGTTCTGGAATAGTGATATGGGTTGTAGAATCTTTCAAGTGCAGTCCTTTATGATGCAAGAAGGATCTCATTTTCGGTGTAACCTGAATCTGAACACCAAACTCATGAACTGCAGCTAAACCTTTCACAGTAAGATCACCATTACCATCGTAAAAATCACCTGTAAAATAGCCGACCTTTACCTTTTTGCGATTGATTTTTTCAATCGTTTTAATGGCCTGTGGTATTTTGTTGTTGTCTTTGATTTTGATTCTAGCCACGATACCAAGCAAACTTTCTTAAGCCTGTAGAACGTAGTTCAGCTTTTATGGCGTTGTCACGTTCACTTTTACTTTCAAACGTCTGTGATAAACCGTCTATGCTTTCAGATTTTATTCCATCTGTGAACGTCAATTCAGACTGTACATACTTCGCTACAATCCTTTTTACTTTCAAGGGCATTGGCTTTTCATCGTTGAATGTACGATGTAGATAACCACAGACAAAGTCAATTGCATCATCAAGCTTTGTTTGCAATACAAGATCATCAGCAGTGGCATTAATACGTATCTTCAATTCATCAAGAGTCATCGCCATCATTATCACTCACTTCGCTACCTGGTTGCTCTTCTGGAATCTCTACCAAATAAGATATTAACTCTTTTTTAGTGCCGTTAGATTTGTAATCAATCTGTTTTGAATCTAAGATTCCTTTAATTTGAGAAATCTTCATGGCATTCAATTGCTCATATGAATGGTTTTTAGCCGCTAACCGCTCACGAGCACGCCGAAATGTATAAGCTCCCATACAATCACCCTTTCATAACAAAAGGGCGCCTAAGCGCCCTCTTATTTAATTTTGAACTTGAAATCAACCATACGAACTGCTTTAGGTTCATAAACTAATTCCCAGTTGGAGCCAGTTGCTAATTCTGTGTTTGTTGGGAAATCGCCTGCAACTGCTGATTCAGTCCATTTCACCCCACGTGGATGGAGCATAAAGATATTACGATTGATTAAGAAATCTTCACCTGATGAAGCCATTGTGTCACGATCTGTTTCAGTCTCAATAATATTCGGGTGCTTACCATTACCCCAAGCCAATGCGCCTTGACCAAAGATATACGTTTCTGCCACGCCTGTTGCAGTATCATAAGGCATGCCATCATCCACAATGACACGTTTACCCATAAAGTAAGGGATTCTTACTGGTTGGCCTGCAGGTTGTACATACTCAATTAATTGAAGTTTAGCAAGATACGTTTCAACGGCTGAGTGCATTGTAATAGCTGCTAAAGAGTCTTTTGCATCCCCCATGATTTGTACTGCATCTAAGAAACTATTAGCGGTGAATAGTGCACCTGCATCCGTTTCACCAGAAATATCATGAATTTTCTTAGCCATTGATGCGGAAGAAAATACGCCCTTTAGTGTTGAAAGTAATACTTTTTGACGATCACGAGCCCAATAGTTTGTCACAAGATTTCCGATTGCTCCCATAGGATCAGCACCTGAAAGCAATGCTGATAAGCCGTTTGCTCCCCACGCTTTTGCACGCCCTTGTTTACGAGCAACGTCTTTGCTTGTGCCGATTTTCCCTGGAGTTAAAGAACCGTCATCCGACATTACTTCTGAATCACCTGTAAGATCATTGAAGTAAGGCATGTTGACAAGAGTGTTTGGTCCACTTGCTAATGCGTTGAATTCTGCGTCATTTGTTGCAATTCCGCTGTTTAATACATTTGATAATTCCATTGTTCGTTGAGTGACATAGTTTGTGAAAATCTCTGGTTGAATGATATCTCCAATACGTGTAATTGGCATAAATTAATTCCTCCTATTGCCCAGTTTGGGCTTTCAATTGATTGTATAAGTCGGGATTGTCACGTAGCAAAATCCCTTGTTCCGTTAAATTAAATGTATCTTTCGCAAACGGATTTGGTTTATTGTAGCCACCTGGTAAATGTTGACCGCCTGCTGGTGGTGTTTTGCCCTTCAAACTATCGGATTCAAATAAATAAGCATCTGATTCTTTCAAAGCCTTCAGTTGATCTTCAAGGCCTAAAAGCGTTTGTCCATCTTGCTTGATGCCTTCCACGTCTAATAGAGCTTTAACTGCTTTCGGGTTCTTAGCTTTTGCATTACGTAATGCTTCTGACAATGTAAAATCGAAGTCTTTTTGCTTTAACTTTTCTTCATAGTCAGCAACCGTCGTTTGGTTCTGCTCTTGTAATGTTTGAATTTGCTTCTGCAATTCTTCATTGCCAGCTGCTTTCTTGCTTAAATCGTCAAGCTGATTATCACGATCTGTAATTTGGCCTTGTAAGTCCTTAACCTCTTGAATTTTGTCATCAAGACGGCTTTTAGGAACCATTTGACCAAAACCTGTTATAACCTTATCTGCTTGCTCTTCTGTTAATCCTAATGCGAGTAGTGCTTCTTTGTTCATCTCTTCTCCTCCTATTCGTTTTTTACGTGTAACGACACGTAGGCATAATAAAAAGCCCTTTAACGCCTTGCTTAGGGCGAAATAAAAAGCCACTCAGATGAGTGACCCTTATTTATTCTTCTTCTGGATTATCTATTAATGCTATATATGCTATTTCAGAAACTGCTAAAAATACACATTCGCCGCCTTCCTCTAGGCTACAAGTTATAAAGGTATTTTGGCTTAGAACAATGTCTAATCTTTCTTTCGCAGCTTTATAATTATCTGCTCCAATTTCTGAATAAAACCGCCTATTTCTTTTAGTCCTAATTATTAAATCGTATTTTTTCATTTTCCCACCTCGGTAAAATGATACACCGAACTTACTTATTTCGAAATAGCCTTCCGATATTCTTCAAAAGTTCTTTTCGCAACATCTTTCTGACTCTGCTTTTCTATTCGCTCTATGTTATAACCTGTTAAGCATCGACAATTAATATCGTGATGAGCATAGCCTGTCATACCTGGTGCTTGTCCTTTTTCCTCTCCACCTAAATCAAATGGTTCATCAACTGGAACACTTTGACCGCCTAGTGATACATGGTTAGCCTTTGGAGTGCGACGGACCCTTTCATCTTTCATATTCATCCATCGTTTCATCATGACAATACCTTGGCTATTCGCTTCTTGTGCAGACCCTAAAGAAGCTTGCTCACGTACTCTATGCGTCTCAGTTCGAGCAACCCGAACTGATTTAACATAATCACCTTCAAATGCCTTTGTAAGCCTGCTAGCGGTTTGCTTGTAGGTACTTCCTTGAACAAGTGATTGAGTAACCTCACGTTTTACTTTGATGATAATCTCGCGCCGATTTTTCTCCAAGGTTTCGTCAAGTGTAAGGCCGCTAATTGGATTCTGCATGGCCTTTTCAACTTGTTCTACCTTTGTCTTCATATTTTTCAAACGAATATCTGCCTCATTTTCGATAGCCCACGCCATCCAATCCCAACTATACTCATAGTGCTCATCTAACAAGTCTAACAAGCTGTCACGTTGTTTTTTAGACATGGTATTGATTAAGAGATTCATTTGCCTGTGAAAGCTGTCTAACCGCTTATATTTCATCATTTCGGTATAGGTAAGCTTGCCGTCTTTCTCGTAGCTGTTAAATATGCTGCCTAGAAGTGAGAGAGCCGCTTTTATTAACTCGCTGTACATGCTGTTTAACTCATTTTCATACTTCTTAGTGACTTTATCCGACCATTCAGCAAGTAATTTAGCGTACTTATCTAAATCAATCATCTAGCCACCTTCTTTTACAACAAGAGGTTCTATATCATCTTTTTCCTTTTCCAACCGCTCTTGCTCCAGTTGCACATCTTTAACCCAAGGATGATTTTCAATAATTGTAGTCTGCGAGATAACCCCTAAACTCTTTTGAGCCATATCAACAATTTGAGACTCGTTCGTCAATATCATTTTGTTAAAGGTGAATGTGATATCTCGATAATTAAATTCACCCTTTTTACTTAGTTTGGCGTACTCAGCGACGAACCACATAAACTTTCTCAACGCTTTGGTGAATTTACGCTCCAACATGGAAGCTTTAATATCTAGTAATGAATATAGGTTTCGCAACGCTTCTCCACTTGGAGCATCCCCAATAATATCCGGTGATGGATTTACACCTTGACCGAAAGAATAAATATCAGTGGTATAAGTGTCTCGTTGTGTTTTGTAGGCTTCAACCGGAACCTCAGCGCTTAATGTATCGACGCCAGAACCTTCTTCAGCTTCCATCGTGATAGCACGATAACGCTTGAGCATCGTTTTAAACTCTTCTAAATTCTCACCCTCATAGCCTTTCAACACATAGACCATTGCTTGAATATCCTCTAGCACATCTTGCGTAGTACTCACTAATGAGTCGTAGCCGTCAATTTGCCTTTTATAAAATGTAAGGTCTGATACACCAAATTCATTGTTCTTAAACTCAACGAAAGGTACATTTCCCCAGCTCATGGCTTTATCACCTTGGTAGAAATGCGGTGCTGGGTTAACTTCTTCGGTTACATCGATAAAGATTTGGCCGTCAATCATTTCATAGTAAGTCACATCATCTGGCGTCCATAATTCTAGCTTCACTACCTTATCGGTGACCTTATAAAAACGAATACCGGCTAGAAGTTTATCCTTTCTCTTTGTATCGTAGATAGGGATAAGTTCTTCTGCCGGTATGATGATGTGTTGAAACTCGCCATCCTCATCGACATAAGGATGAAGCCACTCTTTGCCTTTGTTGGAAGCATTCAAAATTAACTCCGGTAGCGTATCTTCAAATTCTTCTCCGATTAATTCTTCAATGAGTTCAAGCGCCTTTTTATCATCGCTTTTTGATCCATAAGAAAGAGGCTCCCCAGCAAGATAGCCGACTTTTTGGTCAACTAATATCTTGTGGAAGCCCGATGGTATCTTGGATGCTTCACTTGTTGCGTCCCCATCAACTAATTTGGCGCCGTTTGCATCATAGATATATACTTTCTTATTCAGAATGTCGTTTTCGGTGAAGTAATATTTTACGCCTTCTAAAAACTTTGAGGTATTGAATGTCGTATACAGTTCCTTGACTGTATCAATTGCTTTCGGTCTGTTGTTTTCAATAATTTCTATGAACTCATCTGTTTGAGTCTTCCCAAGTAGCCAGTGCAACTGTTATCGCCTCCTTACTTCAAAATTGTAATACCACGTTTCTTCATCACAACTGTATTCACAAAGTATCTGTCACCATCCATTTGGTGGTCATTCTGCTTTACTGGCTTATCTTCTCCACGATCTGCAGCTTTCTCATCCCAAATATAAGATGAAAACTCACGGAATGTTTCTTTGCAGCAATCATTGTACTTAATCAATTGCTTTTCTAAGGCGGTTGCTACGTTGCGAATACCGTCTAGCACATCGTTCTTTGCTTTAATAACATGCAAACCACGCTTCTTTAATACAGCAATGAAAGATGCTGCCGATGGATCCACGATAATACCTTTAAAGTGAGAAACATCACCAATGAATTGTTCTAAATCATTTGCATACTCCTCATCAGTCTTCTGTTTTGACTTCTGACGGCCATCATAGTGATATTCCTTTGTCTTATACCAAACACCATCAAAAAGACCCCACAAGCCAAATGTTGTAGGGTTTTGAGTACCGTAGTCGATACTGACATAATATTTTTCATATTCACGTTCAACAGTTTCCACAACATGCTTTTCCTTATCGAACATGTCATAAATAACACCTTCGGCAAGTACCCATAACCCAAGAATGAATCGCTTGAAGAATACGCCGCTATACATGCGCTTATAACGCTCTTTAACACGCTCAGACAATGAAGGGTTATCATCCATCAAGAAATGAATCTGGAATAGATTCTTCTCTTCCATCTTGTCGATGAACTCTGCTTTAAACCAATGATAAGGTCCTGCTGGGTTACAGTTGAACCAGAACTTTGCACCTTCAACAGAACAACGCGCCGTTGCTTGGTCAACGAATGATTTCGGCATAAGCGCTACTTCATCAAAGAACATCCCGGCGAGTGTAATCCCTTGGATAAGATCTTGTGAAGCTTCATCTTTACCACCAAAGTAGTAAAAGTGATTTGTCTTACCATTCTTCGTTACGGTAAACATATTTTCTGTACGATGTTCTTTGACTTGATATTTTCGGCTACGTAGCATCTTCGACAAAGGCTTAAAAACGTTACGTCTGAATGAACCAATTGTTTTACCAGCCATGCCTAAGTTTTCATCGTCAAAGCTTTCCATTGCCCACATGATGTATGAGAGAGACATCACAACCGTTTTACCGGCTCGAACTGATCCGTCGCAAATGATGCCGTCTTTATCCTTGTATGGTGACTTGCCATGAACCCACCATGTAAGGACTTTCTTTTGTTTCATACTAAACGGCGAGAACTTGAAGAGAGCGGGCTTCTTCTTTCGTTTAATCATCCCAGTTTACCTCTGCGCCTCCAAGTGCTTCGATGAATCCATCGTCTTCGTATTCTTCTTCCTCACCGTTTTCTTTACGAATAGCAATACGCTCTCGCTCAACTTTAAGCTGTTTCAACTCTTTTTCATCGAGTAGATCAGTGTACTTGGTTAGGAAATCAAGAGCCTTTATCTTGTCGGCTAGTTTAACAGTGATTCCATCTCTACCTTGCTTAATCTCTGTAACGATTGTGCCATCAACATGTGAAGATTCCTTCAAGTCCACATAGTTTACCGTTTCCATGAGTGGCTTCTTCGTTTTCTTATCTACAATAGGTCCATACATCCCTACTACTTGTTGCTCTCTTTGACCGAAAGTTATGAAGTCGGTAATATCAGCAAATGCTATATCAATCCACTTTTGAAGGACTGCTCTCGACTCAATCATAATGCCATCTGCAATCTCTTTCTTAATGCGCGTGATTTCGTCGCGAATCTTAGTGTTCCTTAGCGACTTGCTGCCATTAACCGATGCAGTGACATAATCACATTCATACACCTTTTGATAAGCCTTAGTCGCATTCCAATACTTCGTATAATACATACAAAAAAGCCACTGTTTATCGGTAAGCTCGCCATGTTCATTCAATGGCACTTCCTCAATTTCAGTAGCTTGTTTCTTTGCTATCTTTTTAGCTTTATTTTTATTCGGAGTACTCCGTTCATCTGTTTGGAGTACTCCATTCAATTTCTTATTCCATTTGTCCTTCGATTTCCAACCACCAATACTCTTTTCAGGACAATCCAACATCTCAGCAATTTTACGGTTAGTAATATCACCGCCATGCTCTTTAAATATCTCAAATGCTTTATCCCGATTTGGATCACGTGCTCTTGGCATTAGTCATTTCACCACCTCGTTTCTTAGCAGGTTCTTTGTTCTTCTTCCTCAACCTACGAGCTTTCTTTAATGCCTCATATTCAATCCAACCGCCATCTATTGAGGACCACATAATCACATCTAGTGGCATTTGATAACGACATTCGAACAACTTCTTACGCAATGGGAAATCTCTTGATATTGCCATTTCACTGCCTTTTACATCAATAACTCTTGTGGTGTCATCTGCATAGTGGACAATAAAATCTGGTGTGAACTTAATCGACTGTCGTTTCTTCCCTTCAATCGAATAGCCTTCAAGCAGTAAATACGTCTTTTGCATTTCAAACGATTTCACGACGCCTTGTTCCTGCAATTGTTTCAGATGCAAATAATATTGACTTTCTAAAGCAGAATCGAAAATAATTCCATCAACTTCAACTTGTTTGTTCTTGTATTTACTACGAGCCATTTCAACACCTCATTTCTGCAAAATAAAAAACACCCCGAGGGATGCTAATTATCGATCTATATAACATTAAGTAGCTTGATTCACTTTGTGTGCTTCTACTTTAAATTAAAAACCCAAATCGATTAGCCCCTTTAATGACATTTATCCATTCAGTTAAACCAGATACCAATTGCTGATGTTCCTTATTATTTACATCTGATGGTTTAAAGTTTTTAATTAATCCTAATGTATGGTCAAAGCCCGCTATTGCCAATTGAAATTCTATACTTTGACTCTTGGTTTGATTATTTACTAAATAAATAATTCTTTCGATAAACTCACCAATGAGTTTTAAATGGACAGTATATTCCATATACCTTTTCTTCATTCCCTCACCTCCCTGCACTAACTATATAGGTTAATAACTAGGAAGTATATGAAAAAAGGCTACCGCAAGCAACGATAGCCTTTTTATAAGGAGTTTTCAATTCATGTTGAGATATACATCATCATTTTGATTTTGCATCTCATATAAACGAACAATACAGCCGAGCCTATAATACCTAGTCCAGTAGCCTGCATTTAATTATTTGATGCTCCGTATTATTCGCTTATATCAGACGTATTCCTTTTTAGCGGAATATAGTCAACGCCAATTGTCTTCTTGGGTTGGTTGGTTTTTTCTACCCTTTTAATAATTTTTGCAAACAATATCTATATACCGTAGGTATTCGGACGACCGGGGAATCCGCCTCCCCGGTACCTGCCTTCCAGTGTACAATACAAATTCACTTATAAAAAACTTCATAAAAAGTATAAAAACTATAAAATATATAAGATTAACATTCTTCGCATATATATTCTGCAATCTTACATTGACGGTACTGAATTGCAGGTTGTGAGCACATTAGCAACTTAGCAATTTTGGTTTGTTTCATCCCATTAAGTGTATGTTGAAGAATCATTTTATTTTTTTCTTCCATCTTTTCAAACGCACTTGATGTAAGAAATTCCTGCATAAAAAATACTTTGTCTCCTGTTTCACCATAATCTGAAATACACCTTTCAATTCGTGTAATCTCATTCCATATGGGATCGCTTTTCCCGCCTTTAGCGTGTGGCATGCCATCGTATTTTGCAACAGGGGCATAAATAGCATTGAATTCTTCTCTCATATTGGCGATATAGTTAATCATCCAATTGTAACTAGTCATAATAGACAAAATTTCAGCCGCTGAATACTTCTTCGTAGTTAAAGTTTGTGTCATCTTCATTTCCCCTTTTGTCTCTATCTCTGTTTAAAAGCTCCGCCACTTTTTCTATAGCGTGGTCTACGAACACCCATCAATTCTTCTATATCTCTTTGCGTAAACTGCTCTTTTCTCTCTTTATGACTATTTGTGCCTTTTCTCTTTATCTCTTCTTCTGGAGCACGTGACACCCATTTTATTTGAACACCATTCATACCCACATCCCCTTTTTGGCTAATAAAAAAGGAGCACCAAATAAACGCAGTAATTGCGTAAATTCGATGCTCCCGGTTGTTCCAGTAAGCAAGTTATTAAGCTAAGAACATTTTAGCATATTTGAAATTATCTTGGATAATAATTCTCAATACATTTTTAGATTTTATAAACCGCATCTTAAAATATTTAAATTCAGGGATAACTTTAATAATGAATGTTCTTTGTTTGAATTGGAGTGATTTGTACCATACTGAGAAAAAGAGTGTAAGAGATGTTTAATGATGTTATTTGTAATTTGGATAAATAAAGTGAGGAGGAAGTAAATGCGCAAAGTAACTGTTTTTTTCCTTGTAAGTTCCTTACTCCTTAGTGGATGTTGGGATGAACGATTGTATAAAGAACTATCTGTTATTTCTGTAATAGGCATAGAAGGATACGTTGGAGATTTAAGAACTTTCTATGCATACCCTAGCTCAAGTGATGATCCTACTAAATATATAGTGCTTGAGGGTGTTGGCAAAACAGAGAGAGAAGGAAGGATTAATGCCGATAAAAAAACCGAGCAAACGATGGATATAGCTGAATTGACCGCCATATTAGTTAGTGAAGATAGCGCTAAGAAGGATTTATATGCTCTGTTAGATGTTTATTATCGATCTGCTCAGAATCCAGTGACAGCTAAGATTGCGATTACAGAAGGTTCGCCGAAAAGGTTTTTAGAATTAAAAAACACCATTCCAAAAGAGATTGGCGAATACTATTTAGATTTTGTAAAGAGTTTTGAGGATGCGACTATAGTCCCTAGGGTAAATTTGGAGATTGCAGCTGATCTCATGTTTAGTGAAGGAAGAGACCTTGCTTTACCATACTTAAAAACGAGTAGTGACAAGGCGCTTCCTCAATTAGAAGGACTAGCCTTATTTAATGAAAAAAAATATACGGGTGAATACCTTACACTTAGAGAATCCACATTTGCTACATTATTAGGGTATAGAAAAGCAAGAATTGTTGAATTAGCTTATTTGTGGGAAAAGCAAGGGAAAAATATACCTGTTGCATTTGACGTCATCCGTTTTAAGAAAAAGAAAAAAGTAATACAGGAAGGGGGCAACGTAAAATTCCAGTATAATATTAATATGCCAATAACAATGACAGAATATCCCCCAGATCATTTAGATCGAAAGCAAGTAAGAAAACAATTAGAAGAATTTATTGAAGATAGCGTAGAGAAAGACATCACTAGAATGTTTAAAAAAGCCCAAGAGGTTTCTTCCGATATACTAGGAATTGGTGAATATATCCGGGCTTATTACCCGCAATTATGGAGAGAGGGAAAGTGGAAGGATATATATAAAGACATCAAAATAGAAGCAAAAGTAAACGTGGATATCGTCCGTAGTGGAAGTATAAGATAAACTAAAAAGGGAGTTGCAATCATTTTTGATGAAACTCCCTTATCTTTTAACTGTCACAAACATTCTATAGGATATTTTTAAAACTTCTGCGTATATTTAATCTCCGAATGCGTAGGCTCACCTTTATGCCAGCTAATTTCCTGTTTTCCATAACCACTTGGTGGCGGATCCACTTGAGTAATTCGGCCTCCGGCAACAACATATACAGCATTATCATGTAAATCTATTTCGGCGATCATATCGGGATCTGTCTGAATTTTTTTGACCATATTACGCCTCCGCTCTGATGATTTTATAAAAAACGAATCTTAATAGATTCTTATTCGTATATTCTAGTACCATATTGATAATAATAAAGGTGGACGGTCGGCAAACCGTCGTTACCTCCCTAGCTCATGCACGTTTGAGTTTATTCAAGCGTGTTTTCTTTTGTTCAATTCCATTAGCACCGCATAAGCTCCACCGTTTTTATTTTCAGTTTGGATCTTGCTAATTTGCTTCCAACCGCGAGATTCATAGTCATCAATCCTTTTTTGTACGTCCATTGCTGTATAGCCACGAAGAATCTTTCTTCCAGCATCTCTTCCCCAAGCCATCTAATCACCTATCCTTTTTTATTTTTGCTCTAATACACGTGCGACATTTCTCATGTATCTTAATTGTTGCTCAATGTACGGTCCTTCCGGTTTTCCGCCACTTGCTAGATAATCAGCAATACGCTTGTCCACATCTTGCAGTACCTCAATTGGCATCTTAGGAGCAAGCTGCGCTATTTGTTCCGCTAATAACATCATTTTCACCGCCTAGAATATCGAAAATTGTTACTTGGTTCTTCAAAAAGTCCTCTTCTGCTTTTCGTACACGACAAGTAGGACCAATACCGAACTTTATGGATCTTTTGGATTTTAAAGGCCGGTTACAGCGTGCACAAAGACATATACTTTCATCATTCATATTCTTTACGCCTCCATTGCCATCTTGATAGCAAGACACATGCCTGCAAAAGTAAGTGTCACAGTAATTAATTCAAACCCTGACAATGCCCTTACCTCGCTTCCTAATTTCAAAATCTTGCGAACTTTTATAACCTTGATTCTCCATCTGTGCTTCATAGTCAGAATCCGACTTAATCATTTTCGTCTAGTACAACCCTTTATAAGTAACATTTCTTGCATGCCTAGTGGCACATAAATTGTTTGATCACATTTATTACACTTGTAGAAACTTGATTTTTGGCTATACATTCCACCTGTTCCGACTTCTCTAAACTCATGTTTATATATCCTTAATCTTGCGATAAGACTTTTAATAATAATCACCTTCTAATGCCAGATTTTGTTTCTGATGTTCACTGAAAGCCCATCACAACAAACCCTGGTTGCTGCTCAAAATCAGTAATGTAAGTGATTCTTTTTGCAATTTCTCCACCCGTAAATTCTTGGCCGTTCCATTCTCTCAACACGATAAAGTCGCCTTCATGAAAGCCACGGTCATTCTTTCTGATTTCAAATGTTTTACGTCCTTCTGTAACTGCCGCAAAGTATTGGGGTAAAATCTTTAAGCTGTGAGTTATGGTCATCACGCAACCCCCTTAACTTTGCTTTCACCAACTAAAAAACTGACCGCATATTCTAAAGCCCCATCACGATCTAGCCCTGTGATTTGCATTAACTGAGCTGTGTATTTTTCGAAGTTGTCGCCAAACGTCTTATCACCAAACTTTTCGTACTGGCAATAGGCGATAACAATCTGATCAATAATGTATTTGATGCTGTTTGTTGGTTTCATCCTACATTCACTCCTTCCAATAGCTCTGGATTTTCATAGATATTGCCGATTACTTCACAACGGTGAGCAAACAATTTCACTCCACTGCATTTTTTTAATAGGTTGCCTTCTATGTCGTATTTACGGCATTTATTTAGCACGTACATACCGCTTGGCGTTTGACTAACTACACCGACAAAATATCCTTCTTCAATAAGTTCATCACCTAATGGAGAACCATCATTATCGTAATCAGTCTTCCAAATATCAAATTCACGTTTAGCTATATCATTCAAGTAAATCTCGTGATTCACTTTATCTTTTTGGCCTGTAAATTGACTGACTGTATTAGGGTCAACTTGGATAGGGACATTTAATTTATCCCAACGAGGCAAGATATAAGCCTTGTCACAAGTTCTCTCATATTCTCGAACATCCGTAATGAAATCTCCTTCATACCACTTGTTGTTTAACAAGCTTTTACCGCGAAACTTAATCTCCTGCATCATTTAGCCTCCTTAAAATCCAACTTTCGATGGCCGTTTATCCACCGATTCTTTAAATACAATAGATTCAATATTGACCATTGCTCGGCTAATCATCTTCTTGTCGTACATGCCGGCATGGTTTGTGCCTTTATCATCCACATAGCCAGTTAATCGCTTACCTGAGAGGTTTGTAGTGACGATAGTAGATTTATCTTGCCTAGCATTGAAAATGCTTCTTAGAACGTTACTAGTGTATTCAGATGCACGTTTATTCGAATAGATATCGCCTGTTTCAGCTCCTAGATCATCTAACACTAGTAAATCCACTTCTCCACAAAGAGTGGTGAAATACTCTTCCGTGTAGATACTTTCATCATTGTTGAAAGAACCTTTGATAAGTTCCATCACTCGAGCTACATCTATGAATAGGCATGATGTTTCTTGATTACCAAATTGATTGACCGACTTTATAATGCTCATAGCTAAGTGGGATTTCCCGACTCCTGTTTCTGCTGATTGGATCCATGTGTTAAATACATCACCATCGCAATACCTTCTGGCTAAATTCATAGCGTGTTCCTTATTTCTTTTTTCTTCTGCATTAGTAGGCTGGAATTTATCAAATGTCGCGAACTTTATCGTGTTATCCTGGATAATCGATTTTTTAACAAGCGTATTATGTTTCTTTGCACGGTCCGCATCTAAGATTTGGCGAGAAAATGATTCCGATAGCTTTTTGGTTTCTGCGTCTCTCCAACAGATTGGGCAATAGCTTTCGCCTGTTTCTTCACCATCTGGCATGAATAAGAAGTTGGTGTTGTGAATCTCACATTTTTTACTAGAATCCCAATTCAACATTGCCGACTGTAGTTGTCCCTTGATCGATTCCATTAGTGTTTTCACTCCGTTTCTCATGCATTTCTAAATCATGTAGAGACTTGATATTTGTTCTTCTCCAGTTACGCAATATTCCTTCGACAAATGGGATAGTCGCTTTATTCTTGCGTACTGAAATTTTTAAGGCTTCCAATACAAGATCAGGCGCATTTTCTTTTACCATGTAGTCCAGTTCTTCTCCAACAAAAGGTGTTAGTGGAGCGATATTGGATTCAAAGAATTTATAAATGCTAGCAAGATCTTGATTGACGACAGATGCACGACGACTTTCTTTTTCTTGTTGTTCTTGTTGTTCTTCTTTTTCTTGTTGTTCTTCTTTTTCTTCTTCTTTTTCTTCTTCTTTTTCTTTTTCTTGCCCACTTATCGTGGACGAATCGTGGTACGTTACGTAAGAAGCATTGGTATTACTGGATTCTTCTCTTTTTTCTTCATTTTCACACGGCGTATCGCCACACGTGTCGTTAGACGTTACGTAGTATGACTCGTAGACGTTACGTATTGAACTGTTTGGAATGTTTTCGCCCACGTATTTTATTAGGGAATTATCCTTCACTTTATTGAGTTCTGACTTCACACAATCCAATATAGGTTTGCCTCCTCTTACAAGGTTGTATTTGCCCCAATTTCGAATAGCAATTTCTCTCGTATCAGGATTATATTTAATGATTTTGTGATGCTCTGTGAATCGCTGCATTAGTGCACCGACGCTTTCAATTGAATAACCAATATCAAAAGCTATTTGTTTTTTAGATGTTTGGTAAATACCAATTTGAGTTGTCCGTTCATTTGTTAACAAATAGAGAAAGAAATATTTATCTTCTGCCGTCATCTCTTCAACTACTGTTGGATCATCCCAAAATGATGTGTGTACTAGCCTGAATTTAGCCATGTTTGTACCTCCTTAAATTGTGTGAGTCTCGCAAATTGCTAATCTTTTGCTGACTTTAATTACTCGATAACCGTCATAGCGCTTCATATATTCGAGTACAAGCCTTTTAATTTCATCTTTATCGCCCTGTGCCTGCTCGAAAATCCATGCAGGCAGGACGACTTTTGTTTGTGTATTCATCGTTTATGCTTCTGTTGCTTCAGCTTCTAAAATCTCATCAGGCGCCTGCACAAATACATCTTCTTCTGGTGTTACATCCTTGATACTTCGACCGACTCCTTCGTCATAAGCTACTTGCTCCTGCATTTCTACACTTATCGGTAGGTACTTCCACATATGACGGATCACTGTTTTCTTAGCCATTTCTTCGTAATCGGTAAGCCATGGTGAATAATCAGAGTTTGCAGCTTTTGAACGACCTTTTCGCTTTTCTATATCCGCCTTGCTCATAAATTCGAATTGATGTCCACCATCTTTGAAATGAGCTACTGCATAAGCTCCAATGAACGCCCCCTTATCAGTTGACATAGTTGGAGTATGTTTCAATTTTGGCTCAAGGCCTAGTTCATACTCGAAAACATCATTTTCAAAAACTGCATGAGAGTAAATCGATTGAATATGGCCACTTCGTCTAGCAAGATCAATCATGCCCTTATAGCCGATGATGAATTGCACTTCTGTGATGGCCTTCTTTTTATTCTTAAACGGTAACAAATAACATTGACCAAGCAAGCCGGGCTCCAATCCTAGCTGGGCCGCTTGCATTACTGCTCCCAAAAGACTTGATACATCGGCCTGGCGTAATGCCGGGGTTGTCCTAATTGTTGTCATAGCCAAGCGTGTTAAACGGTCAACGCTCATATGCTTTGGTAACGCTTCTGCCATTGCAGGAGCCATTTGTTTCATGTAATCTTCAATAGTCTTCGGCTTTTTCGTTTGAGCTGGTGCCTGCTGTTTCATTTGTTCTTTTAATTCAGTTGTAGTTGCCATATTTAATTAGCCTCCTTAATTTTCAACACACGTGCATTTAATTCTTTCGAATATTTTTCATAAACTTCCGGCGCATCTGCCTTCAAACGTTTACTATCAATTGTTTTTCGCGTTTGTGATTTATAAGTCACTTTAAAACGTTCTGAGTAGCCTTCTGATGCGCTTTCTAGTTGCATCTTAAGTTTGTTCTCGTACTCTTTTAATTGGTTCTCTAAGCTTTTTTTTTCTGCTTTAGTAGACTCTATAGCTTCTATTAGTGTGTTAGCCTGTTCATCCAATACAATTGCAGATCCATCATCTACTGGATAAAGCTTTTGTAATAGCTCAGCTGCTGATGGACTTCCGTCAATTTCTGGTGGAATTTCTGTGAGTACATGGTTTTCCCAGAAATTCTTTTCATGTTTTATAAGTAAATCTATAAATTCTTCATCACGCTCTATCTCTTTCCAGACAAATTGATTTCCTCCGATTAATACAGCGATATAGGCTTTTTCATAGTCAGTGACAGCTAGATAATGTTGCACCTGGCATATATAAGCTGCCGGCACGCTGTCACCTTCCCACACATCTTTGTTGTAGGTGGAGGTTGTTTTACATTCGAGCAATGCTTTTTCACCCACCACAACACGATCTAGGTTTGCTTGTATGAATGGGTAATCTTTATGCTTAAGCATTTTGTTCATTCGGCGCACCTTTTTGCCAGTTCGCACTTCAAACTCCTTAGCTACAACATCTTCTAGAACATTGCCCCAATAAATAAACTCATTGTCTATTTCTTCAACATGCTCCCCTGTCTTTTCAAGGTAAAGTTGGAATGGTGATTTCCATTTGTTAAATCCTAAGATGACAGAGCTATCACTGCCGCCAATCCCTTTCTGGCGTTCTTTTAACCAATCTTGACGAGACATATCAACTGTTGAAATGAAATGTTGAACCATGCAATTTCTCTCCTTTCGTGATATAATCACGTAAATATTGTTTGTAATGGAGACCACTTTGTGAGAGTGGTCTTTTTATATTTCTTGTAAAGCCCCAACTTTCTTAAGATGACTTTCGAGACAAGTTGTGCAGCAAAATAAATCATCTTCAAACAACACACCTTCAAACCCTTGAAATACAAGATCTTTACATTCTTCACATCTACCTACTGGAGTAGCATATGACTCTTCAAAGCCCTGGCCAGATACCATTGGATTTTCTAACATAGTTGCGCCCCTTTCTGTTTATTTGATGCCATTAACTCGCATCATGAAGCACATGATTTGATAAATAAATTGGAGGCCTTATCACCTCTTGGTTTATATTTCATGTGCTTCATGACAGGAGCTATCCTGTCGTGTTATAATGAATAAAGGTAGACTCATGTAGCTGGTTAACTCCCAATAGTTAGCCGGCTATTTTTCATTTTCATGTTTGTATGAGAAAATCATTGATGTAAGAACAACAGCAACTGCAACTGCTAAACTTACGATGATTAACATATCTAAGCGATCATACATATCTAGCCACCACCTTTGATTTGATTCCTCGTTGATTCATTGTTTTTGCTACTTTGACTAACCTCTCATGCTGCCTTTTCGTATGTCTCATTTTGCAAAGTTCTTTCAAAGACTTGTCCATGTCATCCATACATATCTGAGCCATTGCATAATTCCCACGTTCTATATGTACCGCCAGTTGTTTTTGCAGCGTGTCGATGCAATCATGCTCTTTCTTTGCTTTCTCCAAGTCTCTAGGTCTAAAATTCAATTCGTTCATTGCAACCATCCTCTCGCTTTCCATCTGGGTGTCATTGCTTTCATACGCTTTTTAATCGAGATGTTATAATCCTCTTGCAACTGGGTTAACCAATTTTCTAAGGACAATCGAGCATCCAATATTTCATCAAAGGCCTTGACCATCAGCTCTCTTTCGTGTTTCTCCATTGCTTGTGGCGGTTTGGTGAAATCCACCTCTTTCAAGGCTTCAAGTGCTTCTTCGAACTGCTTTTTCAACATAGCTAGCAAAGATAATCGATGCCAATCGACTGCTTTTCCATCCATCATCGGAACAGCGAAACCATCACTAAACTCATGGAGAATTTCCATTGTGTAACGCGGGTTGTCGTACATAGCGACTGAGTCCCGCGCAATATCCTGTTGCATATTCCTGCGATCATTCCTCATTTGATTCATTAGCGATGTACTAACGTTTAAATCCATTGACATCTGCTCATTTGTAAGTTCCTCTTCCTTTGATAAAAGCTTTATTGCACTTCCAACTTTTGTGGATTTTTGCAAAGTCATTGTTACTCCCCCTTTTGTGTATATGGCTGTAAACATCTGTACACAGCATTGTTCTATAATCTAGTTAGGTGAAAGAATACGAAGCTCACCTTGTCTTTTATATTTTTCGTACTTCTTCTCCATAGATGGCTCAAATGGTATTGTCGGCTCGTATATTTGAGGTACTGATTGTTCTTCAATCCATTTGTCGATAAGGTCTTTTCTAAAAAGCCATTTACGACGACCAGGAAAACGTAGAACCGGCAATCTTTGTTCATTTACATATTTTCTTAGAGTGCTTAGAGAAACGCCGATGTAGTCTGCTGCTTGTTTTGTGTCCATGGTTACTGGCATTTAAGTTCACACCTTTCATAGAAGTTTTAAATCATTAGATAGCTCTTTCTTTGCCAGCTAATTTGTTTAAGAAATACAACTGTCCTTTACCTGTGACTTTCGGTGTTTTACTTATTGTGATGTTGCCACTAGTGCGAGTTACTGGTGTTTCTTTGATTTCAAATAGTCCAAGATCCATACTTCGTTGTGTTGGCATGTTGTAATCGGTGCCAAGGCGTTTAATTAAGTAGCCATTTTCACGAAGCCATGCGAATAGACGTTTTTCTCCAAAGTCAATGCCGTTTTGTTTGAGTAGTTTTGCTAATTCGCGGACCAGTATTGAAGTATGGCTTGTTTCAATTAACTCAGCGAATAATACTTTTGGACGTTGTTGTTGAATAATTTCTTGAGCTTCTTGGTTAGCTATCTCAGCAGCCCGACGTTTTTCTTGTTCTTCTTTTAAGCCATTGAGTATGCCAATCAAGAAGTCAGGATCTTGCATTGTTTGTTCTAATGTTTCTGGTGTTAGGTATGCACCATGTTTTCTGATTGATGGAAGAACTTCGTTTGTTACCCATCGTTTAAAACGCTTCGCAGATGCTAGTTTTGATGAAAGGACTAAGCTGTACATGCCAGATTCGTTTATTAATGCTGTTTGGGTAACCACATTACCGTTTTGGGAATGTGCTATCATTTCCATTCGCTTATCCTCTGAATCAACGTGTTGCAAAACAGCCTTACTAGGATTTGAATAACCTAATACTTGAGCAACATCTTTACCGACAAACCAAGGCTCACCTTCTTTTTCTAAAATACGTACTTGTTGATTTTCGAAATTAAACATTTGTAATTGATTCATTTGTTCCACTCCTTAGTAGGTATTTCCTCACTCTTTGTCGAATATTGACTTAGAGGAGGTGATAAGATGCCTAATAAAAAACAAACTTCTAAAAAGATAGCTAGTAAGGCAAGTAAAATTTTGAAAGATAACCGCTACAGTAAAGCGTCGAAATCAGTTGCTGGTTCAGCACTTTCACAATCTAGAAAGAAATAGTTTTCAACCTGTTTTCTAATTGAAGAGATGCTATGAATTCTTTTTGAATGTAGACGGTATAGCTTCCTGTTTTCACGCCAATGAATTGTCCAGGCACTATACTGTCAATCTCTTCAGGTATATCTTTGATTAGGGATATATTTTTGTATTCATCACCATTAACAAGTGTTAGCAGTTTAACTTTAATTTGTTTTCACCTACCTTCCGGTTCTCTTTTGCACCAAATAATTAATATATTGCGAAGCTCACTCAATTAATTGCTTAATGGTAGGTGCAAAGTGCAGTTTTAAATTGCGCGCTGTTCATTGATACATTTTTTATCATTAATTATAAAAAAAATATCTGGAAATAGTTCTCTCATACTTATGCCGAAATAGTTTTCGTAAAGAATCAGTGTTTCTCTCCCTGGTTTCACTGCTCCCTTTTCAATTTTTCTTACATAAATAGATGAAATGCCAATCTCTTCAGCTAATTCTTGCTGAGTTAGATTTTTGTCTTTTCTGAGCTGCTTTAGCATTTTGCGTTCCATTTTTACGCCTCCCTTCGATAAGCTATTTATCACAATCTTAATATAAACGATAAAAAACTTATCGTCAACAGTTTTGTGATAAAAAATTTATCATAGATACAAATTTTATCGGTTTTAGCTTATACTTAATATTATTGAGGGGGTTTTACAATGACTAATGTGAAAACTCTTGGCGAAATTCTAAAGTCGCTCAGGGGTAAAAGAACGCAAGAGGATGTATCTAAAGAACTTGGTCTATCTAGAGCGAGATATTCTCACTATGAAAATAATCGAGTAGAGCCAGATCAAGAGATACTAAAAAGACTCGCTGACTATTACAAGGTGACTACTGACTATTTATTAGGTAGAACTCAAAATATCTCTACTACAGAATTAGTGCTGTCAAATAAAGATGAACGAGACGTAGCAAAAACTTTAGATAATGTAAGAGAGCAATTGGAACGACAATTAAAAGGCGAAAAAGGAACAGGCTATAGTGATAACGCGGTTTCTTTTCACGGTGAACCAATGAGTGATGAAGCTATAGAATCTCTGTTAAGTGCTATTGAATTTGCCGAACGTACCGCAAAAGTTATTAACAAAAAATATACACCTAATAAATACAAAAAGAATAACAACGATAATACAGATGTTTAGGTGGGGATTTAATGGAGTGGATAAACGATGTAATAGAAAAATACATAAAGAAGTATAAGACCAATTGTCCTTTTGAATTAGCTAAATTACTCAATATACATGTAATTTTTTACGATCTACCAGACGAAGTGGATGGAATGTACTACTATACGAAAAGAAATAAGTTTATTTTCATTAATAATAAACTTTCAGAATTCAAGCAACGTTTCGTTTGCGGCCATGAAATTGGTCATGCTGAATTGCATACAAAAATAAGCACGCCATTCTTGCGATCAAGCACCTGGTTTTCTGTCGATAGAATAGAAGTTGAAGCAAATTATTTTGCAACACATCTACTTCTATACAATCAAGAGTTTGAAAATTACGAAACTAAGATTGATATTTTAAGAGAAAATGGTATTCCTTATGAAATGGAAAGGTTTTTGTAGTAAAGGTTGATTTTTTAAATAAAGGAGGAAATATTAATGAAAAGAATTTGGTCTAAGGTATTGGCAGGATTGATAGTTACTGGTTTATTGGGAGGTTGCAATTCAAACGAGACATCCAATGAGAAACCTGATAAGGCGGAAGTAACGCAAACAACTACTAAATCTGAATTGCAATCAAATAAAGATACCTCAAAGGATGGAAACACATCTACTTCTGCTAACGAAAACAAAAAGGGCTTTGTCAAAGATGGTATATTGACTAAAAAGGGAGAATGGACTCTAGAAGAGGATGGTTCTAAAATAACCTTAATCAAGATTATTGAACCTAACAAAGAAATTGATGCAAAGCCTATGAATCTTAAAATAAAGAACATTAAGTTGCTAGAAAGAACAAATATATCCGAAACTACACAAGAAGACATCAAATGGTTATTTGATAAAACTATCAGCAAAAAGTTAAACACAATTCAGTTCTCTTATGATGTCGAAAACACATCAAAGAAAGATATATCTTTCTCTGCTTTTGATAAAATAACTACAAACACTAAAATACAAATAGATGGCATGCAAAATCTTATAAGTAACAATGACCCTCAAGAGTACATGGGAGAAGTTAAAACAGAAGGCGTATTGGTTGTTCCATATTTTAAGGATAACTTTGATGGTCTAAATGAATTGAATATCCTTACTGGTGATGTCTACGACACAAACGATACTTCGATAACTTACCACGAACCAGTAAAAGTACAACTTAAATTTTAAAATGCAGGTAATCACTCAGGAAGAATTTGATAAAAAGAAGAAAGAACTATTAGGGATATAGTGTATATATAATAGCTACTTTACACAAAGTGCCTACTGAATTAGTCGAGCTTAAATGTAAAGGGCTGTTGCAACACATCTACTTCTAGACAACCAGGAGTTTGAAAATTATGAAACTAAAATTGATATTTTAAGAGAAAATGGTATTCCTTTTGAAGTGGAACACTTTATATGAACAATCAAATTGGGGGTTACTATGAATAAATGGGTTAAAGGTTGTTTAGGCTGCTTCGGTGTTTTTGTAGTCCTAATCATTTTACTTGGCGGATGCATGATGTTCTTCACAGAAAAAGAAGAACCTCATAAGGTTTCTGATAGCAATCATACTAATAATTCGAAAACAACTACATTCAAAATAGGTGATAGTGTTAAATTTAATGATGCCATATATAAAGTGATTTCAACTAAAAATGTCGATTCTGTTCCACAAAACAAAGCAAACGGAACATATTATATAGTAGAGTTGAAATTAAAAAATATTTCAAATGAAAAATTAACTGTAGCATACAATGACTTTGAGATTATTAATGGCGAAAAGAAATATAGTTTAGATGAAAGTGCCACTTGGGCCTATAATAATGAAAAAAACAAAAATAGTAATAGCTTCTTTATGCAAGACGTAAATCCTGATATAGCATCAAAGTCATATATTGTATTTGATTTACCTAGTAACATTATCGATAAAAATATTAAGCTACGCATAATGCCGACTATGTGGGCTGATAAAAATATTGAAATTGAACTAAAGAGGTGAAAATAATTTGGCAGAAGAAACGAACTTTTTAATGTATCAATCTGAAAATGGAGATACAAAAATTGATGTGCGTTTAGAAGGTGAAACAGTTTGGCTAACACAAAAAGGTATTGCTGAGCTATTTCAGAAAAGTGTTAAAACGATAAACGAACATATAAAAAACATATATGAAGAAGGAGAACTTGCGGAAGAACCAACTATCCGGAAAAACCGGATAGTTCAAATTGAAGGTGAACGTGAGGTAGAACGAGAAGTCGCCTTTTATAATTTAGAAATGATATTAGCAGTCGGTTACCGTGTTCGTTCCCACCGTGGTACACAGTTTAGACAATGGGCTACTGAACGACTAAATGAGTATTTAGTTAAAGGTTTTACGATGGACGACCAAAGATTAAAAGAGATGCGAAACTTAGGATCTGATTACTTTGACGAACTTCTAGAACGTATCCGTGATATAAGAGCTTCGGAAAGAAGGTTCTATAACAAAATTACTGATATATATGCTACTTCTATCGACTACGATCCGCAATCGCAACTATCACAGCAGTTTTTTGCTACTGTCCAAAATAAACTGCACTTTGCTATACATGGTCATACTGCTGCTGAATTAATTTCAGTTCGTGCAGATGCTACTAAGCAAAATATGGGCCTTACAACATGGAAAGGCGACAAAGTACGTAAAGGTGATGTCAGTATTGCAAAGAACTATCTAACTCAAACAGAAATTAAAGATCTGAATAGAATTGTAACGATGTATTTAGATTATGCTGAATCACAAGCCCAAAAACGTAAACCTATGTATATGAAAGATTGGGCAGAAAAATTAGATGCATTCTTACAGTTTAATGAACATGAGATATTAAAAGATTCTGGTAGGGTAAGTAACCAAGTTGCAAAAGAAATCGCCGCTGAACAATATGAAATTTTTCATAAAAATCGCATCAAGCAAATTAGTCAATCTAAAGATGACTTTGACAAATTTATAGAAAACAAAGAAATATAATATTTTAATTCCCTGTTACTCTAATGTAAGAGGGAATTTATACAAACCAAAAAAGAACATATGTTTTATTGTAAGTGCCGGTATTCCAACTATAAAAAACGATTATTTCGCGAAGTACGGTTACTCACTTATTCTATACATTGAACATAAAAAACAAAGAAAAATTTTGCAAAAAAGGACTAATTTGTTTAACGGTTTATTGCGTTTGTATAGGCTCCCAGCTTGAACTAACACATATAACAATGATTATGTTAAACAATGAAAGGAGGGCTCTTACATGGCTAAAGGACATGCAAGACCAAGAGGTAAAGGCAAGTATGAATTAGAGGTCAATTTAGGGAGCTATATTGATCCGAATACCGGCAAGCGAAAGCGACTACGCGAGTTTAGAACCATTGAAGCTAAAGGGCAACGTGAAGCCGATAAAGAATTGGCCAAGTTCGTTGCTGAATTAACAGATGGCCAGTATCACAAGCAAGAGAAAATTATGTTCGTAGATTTCGTGTTAAAAGAATGGCATCCAAAACATGCGGTTAAAACATTATCCTCTACTACACTCGATACTTATATGCGTTACTTGCGACTTCGTATTCTACCGGTGTTTAGTCGGCTCCGCATGGACCAAATAACCTCGGTCCACATATCAGATTTCTTGGACAATATAAGTGAGGAAGGCATGCGTATGGACGGCCAAGAAGGTACGCTATCAGCAAATGCGGTTTTCTTTCACTTAAGAGTGCTTAACAATGTATTTAACTACGCAGTTAAAAGGAAAATCATAAAACATTCGCCGGTTAAAGAAGTAGATAAGCCACGTATACCAAAGAAAAAAGTTGAGGTTTATGATCTCCAAGAATCTCGCTTGCTAGTAGAAGCGTTAGAAAAGGAACCATTGCATTGGCGGGTAGCATTAAAGCTAATGATTACAGCTGGCTTACGTCGGTCTGAGATATATGGGCTTGATCTGGATAAGCATGTGGATATTCCAAATAGAATCATCCATGTTGAACAAGCAATGACATATACGCCAGGTAATCCAGTGGATCTTCACCCAATCCGTAAAGGTGAAGAAGGGGAACAACAAGGTCAGCGAGATATATTCATATCTTCATTGGTAATAGATGATCTTGCAAAATTAAAGAAATACCGTGCTGCAGAACGTTCTACTTTCCCCGTGGATGAATTGTGGAGGAAAGGAAAACACAATTTACTCTTAGCACACGAAGATGGCACTCCATACAATCCAACTGGATTAAATAAATGGTGGGGCCGCTTCATTAAAAGGCATCAATTAAAATATATAAAGCCTCATGCTTTACGTCACACTTTTGCTTCTATATTAATCAATGAAGGTGTGAATGCGAAAGTAGTATCGACTCAACTTGGACATTCCACTACAAAGACCACTTTAAATATTTATAGTCATGTATTTAGAGATGCAAATGAAGATGCAACAATTAAGTTGGATTCTGCAATCAGTTTTGGAGGAAAAAACGAGGAAAAATGA